CATATCTCTTTGCAATGATTGTATCACTGCTCGCGCCCGCCGTTCCATAAACTCGTCCGTATATGGCGCTCTTCGTAGTAGAGCCGATGTAACTCTCAGCCATGTCACTTCGTACCGGCTTGGATTACCTTTAACGTCGCAGTTCCTTGTACATGCGCCGTTATCCTAAGACGCACTCCAGTTACGGGGAATGCGTAATATCCATCTGCTGATTCTGTTTTATCAACAAGAAATGGAAAATAAGTAGGATTCGGGTCGCTATCGGGGGTCCAGATGTTCTCGTAGATGTGTTCTATCGTATACGTAAGAATCGCACCTTGACTCAAAATTACCGCCACGCTTACATTGACTGGTGTGATGTTTACATTAATCTGCATTGGTGCAGATACACCCACCGCGCCCAATGACTTGGACATCGTTCTCGCCATACTTCTCTCCAGTTAAAAAGTTCCGCCACTCACTCCCGGGCCTTGTGCAATAGATACGAAATCAGATCCATTCCACGCCACCAACGCAGTAATCCCGGGGGGTATTGTAACACCAGTTGTGGGACCTGCGCCACGTATCACTATGTTTTGTGTACCTGCCGTTGCGTTACGCACTACATAGATCTTTGATTGGGCGGGAGCGGTGATGTTTCTTGTAACAGTACCGTTTGCCGTCCAGTTGATAATTGCTTGACGAGCTTGGTTGGCCGCACCAGTTGTGGTGGTCAGCGTTACATCTGCATCAGTGTTAAGAGTGGTAGTACCAGCTACTGCGGTATCCAATAAAGAGGTGATGGCATTGTTTACCTCATCGCCCCAAGTTCCAGCTAAGGTTCCCGTGGTCGGTAAAGACAATCCCAATAAAGTTGTGTATGCCATGTTTTATCCTCAAGCCACTACTGGCGTCCAATTCGGTGACTGTACATCATTTACTTCTGCCCATCCCGGCGTCTGTGTGTCGTTTATATTATTCCACGTTGTCGTCTGGGAATCGTCAATTGGCTCCCAGTAAAAACGTGCATCAAATGCGTCAGTAGCAGCTATGACTTCTGAAATACTGACAAAAGCCACAAGCGAATTGACAAAATTATCGCCTAAAACCACATTTTCAGCAATAGAAGCTATAGCATTTAATGTGTTTGTAGTCAAATCAGATGCGGAAATAACCTCATCCACCCGACCAGTTCGGATCAAAATGTTATCAATTTGGTCAAAAACAGCTATAGTTTCTGACACATCTACCCCAAGTGTAGCGGTAGTTATGATGGAATCCGCTGCCGCCTGAGTCTCTGATACCGCACCGGTTAAAACCGACCCGGCACCAATTGTATCAGCAGCAGCCTGTGACTCATTAATGGATCCAACAAGGGTCAATTGGCTTGTTAATGAATCATTTAAAGTGGAAGTTTCACTAATAGACGCGGCGGCATTTAGCGTATTTGTAAAAGAATCTGATGCGGCCTGAGTCTCGGCTACTTGATTCTGGAATACCACCGTAGAAGTAGGTGTATCGGAGACGGGAATAGTCTCAGCTACGCTTACATTAAACGCGCCCTGAGACGTAAAAGAATCTACTATGGATACGGTTTCCGCTATGTTCGCAGAAGCGTTAACTGTGGTTGTAACGGTATCGGAGATAGACGAGGCTTCGCTAGAGGATTCCTCGTATAGAGCCTACTTGACCCCAAGAGCCAGATCCCCATCCGGCGGCCATGATTACGCCGCAGCAAGTTCAGATTCTTTAAACCACCGTTGCTGTGCTCTGCCTTCGCTGTCTTTCCATTCAATCAAATAGGAAATGTTTCCACTCTGATCTACGGCCAACTGCTTAACAGGACCAACGGGGGTTGTCTGAACCAGTTTAACGACTTGTCCAAGTTTAAATGATGCTGCCATGATTACACCGTGATAGTAGTTGTATAGCTGACATTCAAGATGTCGCCTGATGCTACGGCACGATCTCCGCCCGTAAAGTTTTTAGCCGAGTACAAAGTACCTGTCGTTCCGCCTTTGGTGTTGTCGGTCGTCACAAACGCACCAGCAATCGTAGCGGTAGCGTTGATGTTAAAAGACACAGCAGCAGAGGTGGAAATAGCACCGGCAGAAGCGGCACTAAACGCCATCACGGGACGTGTAGCATTTGAGTAAGCAGTGCTCTCAAGCCAGCCAGCGTGGGATGCCATAGTGTTAGCAGCCAAATAAGTATTGCTTGCGCCGGGGCCAGTCACCAAACCCAGATACCAAGCCGCTGTATAGCTGGAACCGGAAAAGGTTTTGTCTAACATAAAGTTAGCACCAACGGTAGTCACTTGGTTTTTAAATGTTTCAGTCCACTTGACTTGACCGTCTGGGCCTAGACACTCTACGTGGAAATAACCTGTGAGCTTTGACTCTTCGTTCAAAGAAGACAGGCGCTCGATGCACACAGACGCGCTATCGGTTGCTTGGATTGTTTCGGTTTGGTTCATATCTGTCCTCTTAAGACGTGCGAATTAAAGCAGAAGTAGCCGTATTGGCTGGCATAGTGATTGTAAATGTATTTGTTGCAGTTTTGTCAGATCCAAAATCAAGTACCGCAATAGACTTGTTTCCCTTTGAACTGTTGTAAATCAACGCACAACGGGTGGTAAATGAGGCGGGAGTCCACACCACGTTACTAAAATTAACGTAGGCTATCGAACCAGAAGTTCCAATAGTCACGCCAGTTAACGTCTTTCCGCCAGCGGTGTAACCAGTTCCAGCAACTTCATTGGACGTAGAGTAGACAGTCGTGTTCTCATTGAGATCTGCCAACGCCGTGTACAAGGCAATCTTGAGCGTGTCGGTCAGGAGGTTGTGAACCCCTTGATACAACTCGGCTTTGAAGCTGGTGGTTTGGCCTTGGACAATCATAATGAAACGTTACATTCTAAATAACGGGGTTGCGAACTTGACCATCGCGGTACGCATCTCCACGTTGTTTTGCGTCGCCCAAGTTCTTCAGCAAGACCATAGACTGGGCATAGCGGTCCATGTACAACTTGACCATATCTTGCTCGCCCTTCATATAGGTAATGGCCTCAATCATCGTACCGTTAAGAAGAGCGGAGTCAAAGTTATCACCAAGCCAAGTTGTACCAGCGGTAACTATAGACTCGGGATAATAATAGTAGTGTAGCTCTGTAGCGTAAGAATAGTCCGGGGTTGGCCCCACAATAAAAGAAAGCTCGGCTTCATTTGTATATTGTGGACCAAATATCGCATAGTGTTTAGGTAGTCCTGTATCTGATGCACTTGGATACGCCTCCCGAATAAAGTTTACGTCTTTAGTCAATAAATACAAGTAGTCGCCGTTTTGTTTAATGACGGCAATAGAGTAGACAGAAAGAAAATCAGTGGGGCAAGAAAGGTATTTGTTGTTAAGAGTAAATGTACCTGTAACGTTTTTCCTAAGATTGGCAATCTGAACTGAGTTGTAGATGCGCTGCTCAGCCTGACGGATGAGCGTGTTCATATCTACCGTGGGAAACGTGTTCTCACAGTAATCTGAAACGGCTACGACCAGCTCGGCATAGTTCATGCCATTGGACCTCTTGCCATCACGCCTTTAGTGGCGCAGCCAGTACCACGGATTTTAATGCCCGTAGTCTTTGCTTCTTCGGGATAACCCGCGCCTTTTACGTCTTCTGGCTTCACGACTTTACCAGTCATAGTGTGGGGTTCTGCGTAGACGTTGGCTTGACCAACTTCTTTGCCCATTACTTTTTTGCTAAATTTAGCCATGTTAACCACCTCGGCCACGCTGATTCATAACACGGGCCATGTTGCGACCGTGTTTAACCAGCATTTCATTTGTTGGCAAACTTCTTTGCGCCGGGATGCATTTTGCTTTCGTGGGCCTTGACCACTTTCTTGGCTTCAACGTCAGCAATTTTCTTTACTTGTTTAGTTTCCATATTTGCTCCTTAATTGACCGTTACCGTACCTATTTGCGCTATTCCAACTAGATAGTTGGGTGTTAATAATGCATCAAACTGACTAGCTCCACCAACAGGATTCCAGCCCCATTGGATATCTCTAGAACCGCTGGTAGGCAGTCCATTGTAATTCAAACCAGCCGTAACATACGTTATATCTGGCCTTGGCTGACGAACACCCTGTGGGTCATCAATTGGATACATGCCCAATTGAAGTTGAGGGTGGTCGGGATCCCAACATTCAGGACAGACTTTTAACTGGTACAGCTTTGTTTTGACAACTTCAAATCTTAACTGTTTTAACTTAAACCTTTGCCCACAACGATCACAGTCTGCAATTG